TGATGATTATGTAACTAATGCAGTAACGACCAGTACAAACACCATCTTTAATGGTCACGCTCAGGGTAGAATTGTATATGCTGGTGCTAATGGAACTAAAGATAGCACAGCAAACTTTACAATTACTCCTAGCGGCACTAGCCCAACAGTACTAACATTAGCTGGAAATCTATCACAAACTGGTAATATAACGCAAACTGGTGTTCTTAATCTAACTGGTAACACAACATCAGTATTAAGCTTGACTGGTACATTTACTGTTAACGCAGATTCTGCAACAGTACCAACCTTCAAGGGTGCTTCAACACAAAAAATCATTGCATTTAAAAATTCAAGTAATACTGAAGTAAATGCAATCGACCAATATGGAAACCTTACCGGAAGAGCTACAGCAACATATGGTTCTAGTTCCCCAACAAACCCAATTGCTGGTTCTATTTGGTATGATTCTGCAAATACTTCTTTTAAGATTTATGATGGAAGTGCTTGGAATCAAGTTAGCACTACAACCTTAGCTAATTATGTTGGTCTTTCTGGTAATGAAACCGTTGCTGGAAATAAAACATTTAGCGGTGCTATGACACTAAGTAGTAATCTGACTGTAGACACAAATACATTATTTGTTGATGCTACTAATAATCGTGTTGGTATTGGTACTACAAGCCCACAACACAAACTTGTTGTTTCAAATGCTGGTTCAGAAGGTTTAGAAATTGTACCCGGAAATGGCGCAGGTAGCACAGTTCTTCAAAGTTATAATAGATCTGATAGTACCTATGATACAATCGACTTAAGAGCAAGCGATTTTAAAATTCGTATTGGAGTTACAGAAAAAGTTACTATTGATTCTTCTGGGCGCGTTGGCATCGGGATGACTCCAACGACTCGCACGCTTTCAATTTTCGATTCAACTGCACCTACTTTCCAATTAGCAAATAGCACCAGCGGATCATCTTCAACGGATGGTTTTTTGTTTTCACTTGATAGTACCAATACGGTGATTTGGAATGCAGAAAATGGTTACATGCGTTTTGGAACAAATGACACAGAGCGAATGCGGATTGATTCTACTGGTAATGTTGGTATTGGAACAAACAGCACATCAAATTTGTTGCACACGCATCTTGCATCAGCAGCAACCGCTCGTATTCAGTTGACTAATTCTACAACAGGAAGCTCTATAGAAGATGGTTTGCAGTTGCGAGTTGATGCTGGTGGAGCAGCGTATTTAATGCAGGGAGAAGCGTCTTCTTTGCTGCTTGGTACTAGTAATACAGAACGAATGCGTATTGATTCTTCTGGAAATGTTGGTATTGGTACTACAAGTCCAGTAGCAAAACTACAAGTAGCAAACTTAAGTCCACAATACTCACCACAAATTGGTACAAGACAACCCGGAAATCAATATGAGTTTGGTCACAGCAATGCTGCTGGTTATGGCTCAGTAATTGGGGCTGAAGTACAAAGTGGTGCTCCTTTTATTGCTTTTAACTGTGGTGCTGGCACAAACAACAATACATATAGAACATTTGGTTTAGCTGGTGCTGTTTTAAAAAGCGATAACACTGGTGGTTTAAATATTTCTACTATTGCTAGTGTTAATGCTGATAACCAAAGTGTACCAACAGATCCAACAATAGCTTTTACACCCACCAGTACTGTAGTAATAGGCTCTAGTACAAAAGTTACTAATGCATCGTTTCCAAACGGTTTAAAACTAGAAACAGTAACAGCAGGAACAGATTCTGCTATTGGTCTATATCACTATGGCGATACTGATGCTGGAAATGCTATTAGATCTTTTAGAGCAAAAGGTTCAAAAGCAAGCCCAACAGCAGTTGTAAGTGGTAATTTACTTGGCTCTATTCGCGGTCTTGGTTATAATGGAAGTGCTTTTACCGCACAAACTGGTGGTATGGATATTGTAACTACTGAAAATTGGTCTACTACTGCTAATGGAACAGCTCTTGCTTTTAATACAACACCAAATGGATCTACAGCTAGTAGCATGACAGAACGAATGCGTATTGATTCTGCTGGTAATATTGGTATTAATACTAACAGTCCATTAAATGGTTTACATATCTATAATAAACCACTTGTTACTCAAACCGCATCAGTTAATACTATTCATTATAGAGATGTTGCTAACTATGGCTATTTATCGGGAAATAAAACTGGAATAGTAGAAATAGCCCTTCCAACAACAAACTGGCAAAATGCAAGTAATGCTAACATTAACACAATGCTAAATATTACTATTGATGGAGCTAATTATGATCCATCAGCATCTTGGCAAGTAAAAATTAGTGCCTATCATTACGCATCTGCTACACAATGGCATAGTAGTGGTGTTGAAATTACAGGAAAATGTCCATTTAATGTAGTTAGACTTGGTTATAACACAACAACTAATAAACCAGTAATTCTTCTTGGAGAAACAACAACAGTTTGGTCTTATCCTAGAATTAATTTATCTAGTATTTATATTGGTTATGCTAGTACAACAGATGCTATTTGGTCATCAGGATGGGCATTCACCGACGCTATTACAAGTACTAGTAATTATACATTAAATTATGCTGGTAGTACTCCTATAGCAAATTTTGTAACAAACACTAGTAATCAAAATTCATTTAATACAGCAAACACATTTAATGCAGCAACCACATTTAATGACAATGTTACTATAGGATCTGCAAAGAAACTAATATCTCCAACAGTTGAAACAGATGTAATTCAAAGTACTGGTACTTTACAATTCCGTGGTGATTATGATGCTTCTGGTGGTACTACCGCAGATATGACTATTAACTCTAGTGGTGTAGTTGTATTTGCCAACCCACCGCTGTATGGGGAAGTCCCATTAGCTTATTCAGAAACATCAGTTTCAGCTCAAGCTGCATCAGCTACTACTGGTTTTAGATTTAATACGGGATATGAACAATACGATACAACTAATTTTCCACAAACTAGATATATAAAACAAGGAAGATTTATAACATTAAGCGGTGCTGTAAGAGCAAGCGTCGCTAAAACATTTTCGGAATCCGAATACCAGTTATTGGGTTTACCAGCACCAGTACAAATGGTTGTTGGTTTGGCTGCTGGAGTTGTATTTTCTGGTGTTGCGAATAATTATGGTACTGTTATGTTAAAAATAGATACAAATGGAAGACTTCGTTTTACTACTTTACAAACAGGACTAGCATCTGCAACATTTGCTCAAATGCTTGCAAATACTACTACTTGGTTAACTTTTAACATAACGTACATGACCGCTTCATAAAGGAACTATATCATGTCAGATCAAAATAATATTGGTATTTATGTAGCTATGATGCAGTTGGCTATTCTGACTGTTGGTGTAGTTACCGTTATTCTTAAATTAGGAAAAAGAGATGCTATGATAGATCGTAATATAGAAGAATTAATTGTATTACGAGATATTGCAAAAGATCTTGTTAAAACAGATATTGAACAAGGTAAAAGCATAATTGTTATGATGGGTGATCTTAAAGAACTAAGACATCGTATTGAGGTATTAGAAAGAAGTCTATGAAAAAATTCTTAACTATGTTGTTACTATGTGGTTGCTCATCTGTTAATCAGATATCTACTAGTAACCATATAGTTCAAGAAAACGCAATTAAAATTCTTGATACTCAAGATATAACTATTGCTCATAAACACGCGGAAATTATTTTAGGTGAAACAAAAGATATAGCAGATGCCATTAGTGGAGTTAAAGATATTACCCCTTGGTGGGCTTCTTTAATTCAATATGGATTTATCTCTATTATCTTTATTGGTATTGTAATCATTCTGTGGCAGACAGGTATAGGCCAAGCTATCCGTCTTGCCATAGGATGGATACCAAGTAATAAAAAGAAAGAAGCTGCTCTAGCTCAATCGGTATTAGATGAATCTAAACCAGAGGGTATTAGAGAGTGGATTGCAGCTAGGCGACTTAGCGATCCTGAATTCGATGCTGCATGGAGAAAGGAAAATAACAATGCCGGGAAAAAGACCGATTGATATTGGACAACACTCAGCAGACCGTGGTATTCTAAAAAGAAATACTACTGGAGTAATACATAATCTTAAAGAAGAAAATCTTTCTGGATTTGCTAATAAAGAAAACTCTTTGGGTCAGTTTGGTGCTACTACTTCAGCAGAACTAGCGGCAATTATTACAGATGAATCTGGATCTGGTAGTTTAATATTTGGGACAACTCCAACAATAAATGAACCAGAAATAAACGAACCTGTTATTAATACAATAAAGATAGATACAACCTCTAAAATTGTAACCGCAAACCTATTAACTGGAAGCACAACAGTTGTTCCTATAATGCAATTTCCTTTATATGAAGGAAACCTAGCAACCAATGATTATAATGTTATTGGTTGTATTGAGTTTACTATTCAAACAGAAGTAGGAAATACTACTGGTTCTACCTTACCAACAAAACTAACAAAAAGAAAAATTACAAAAATATTAGCAGCTTTAAATCACGACTATGAAGCATATGGTATAACTCAAACACCTTCAGTTAATTTTGTAGAGTATGGAAATACATATACTTCAGTTTCTGATTTTGCAGTCTATAGCGTTGTTTATGATTCTGTAGATAAAATGTTTGAATTGCGTGTTGCTCCTTTATTAACATCAAGAATGTTTCATAGAGTTACCGCTTTATGTACACTTGGTATTGATAAACAGTGGAGTACTGGTTATATTGCAATTGAATAAGGAATAATATATGGCTATTCAAAAATTTAATGGAAGAGCTGGTTTTTCTATAAACCACCCACCAGTAGATCTTATAGATTCTTCTGGTAATTATACAACCACTACTGGAGATGTAACTGCTGTTAACTTTTATGGTAATTGGGATGGAGTTCCAAATGATCGTCTTATAGAGAACTTACAAACAGGCATTCTATATGGTGGTCTAGTTAGTATTAACGCTAGTGATCCTAGTAAATTTGACCTTACTGCTGGTGCTGGCATGATCGTTAGTACTGGGGCTACTCTTACTGCAATGCCAAACCCAACTGTAACAAATGTAACTTGGGCAGCACAAACAGGAATTACTTTAACAAACTTAGCAAGTACTGATGAAACTTGGATTTCAATAAACTCTAGTGGTACTATTGTACAACAATCAAATAGCTGGACAGATACACAATATGAAGCACAGATTCCACTAGGTGCTTTAGTACATCCAGATAGAGCAACTATTAATATTGCAAAAGCATATCCACATGTTTCATATGGACAACCATCTCAAATGGACCCGTTTATTAGAGCATTCGGTCCATTAAAATTATCTGGATATGAAATATCAGCAAATGGTGCTAATCTTCAAGTAAATAAAAGTACTGGTAAATCGTATGCACTTGGTAGAAACTATCCAACAGATCCAAATAATCCTAATATTGTTACAGATACAAATGCAAATCCAGTAACAACCGTATATCGTTGGTATAGAAATGGTTCTGGTGGGTTTACTACAGTTGTTAATTCAGCAATAGATCCAACTAAATGGGATGATGGAACAGGTACTTTAAACTCGGTATCTGGTGGTCAATACACAGTACAAAGATTATTTGCTCTTCCAAATCAACCTTTAGTTATGGGTTCTTATTATGGAAGGCAGTTATATAATTCGATTGAATCAGCTCAAGCAAATATTCAATATGAAACTTTCTCTGAAAATGATTCAACAGCAACTCAAGGTGTATTTCTTGGTTATTTAATTGTAAGAGGAAACGCAACTGCTTTAGATAACACAAGTAATGCTAAGTTTATTGCATCAGGTTTATTTAGAAATACTGCAAATATTGGTGGTGGCGGTGTTTCTTATTCTGTTATTGATGACTTTGGTGATGTTACAATTACTAGTGTTACTAATAATGATTTATTAAGTTATGATTCATCAACATCTCAATGGGTAAATAAATCTATTGAAGCATTAAATATACAACCAAGATTAGATTACTTATTATTTGATAAAGGAATAATTTAAATGGCTACAACAGCACAATATGTTTCTACTCCAGTTATTGAAGTTTCTCAAGTAACTACAGCCGACACTAGTAGAACAGCACCATCCACAACCACACTAATATGTGCAGGTCCATCTTCAGCATCTGCTGCTGGAATTGGTAAAAGAATTTTAAGAATTACTATTTGTGGTACAGCAACAACATTGGCTAATGCAGTAAGAATATTCATTTCAACAGACGGTGGAACTACAAAAAGATTATTGGTTGAAAGAGTTATTCCTGCTATTACAGCAACTGCTGGTACTACTCCACCATTTAGAGCAGAAGTACCTGAACTAGTTGGTTTAGTATTGCCCGGTACAGTCAGTAGCAATGCAACAAACTTGTATGCATCTACAAATATTTCAGAAACTTTTAATATTGTTGTCGAAAGCGGTACACTATGAACTTAGGCTTTTTTGGTTTTCCTTCTCAAAGCCCAAATGAGGGTATTAATATTCAAGAATTTGATTCTACTGGATTCTGGAGAAAACCAAAAGGTGCTAAATTAGTTTGGGTATATATGGTTGGAGCGGGAGGTGGAGGTGGTGGTGGTCATGGAAGACAAAATAGAACATCTGCTGCTTCAGGTGGGGGTGGTGGCTCTGGTGGCTCTGGTGGTTGGATGTTTTATCCAGCTTCTCTTTTACCAGATCTTTGTGAAGTTCTTATTGGAGCTGGTGGAAACGGTGGTTCTGGTGGAGCAAACACAAACGGAAATACCGGGTCTAACGGTGGAGAAAGTGTTTTTGGTAGGCCACCGGGTTTTGCTGCTAACTTTAATAACCCAACTGTATATGGTTTTTATGCTAGAGCTGGTTTAGCTGGAGTTGGTGGTACTACTGCTGCTGCGTCCGGTGGAGCAACTAGAGGCTTTAACGGTTTTGTTTCTGGTGCTGGTGGTGCTTCATCTATTACTGCTGCTGCTACAAATCCCGCTATTCCGGGTCTAACTGGTCCGGGTGGCGGTGGAGGCGGTGGGATATCCATAACAGCAGGAACCGCGTTTAACGGAGCACAGGGAGCTTTAGGCTCTAATCCAGACACTAGCGGTGGTGGCGGTGGTGGTAGATCAGGAAACGCCAACGGAACTGCCGGAACTGCCGGAACATTCCCAGATACAAGCACAACCTATATTGATGGTGGATCTGCTCCATATGATATTATGACAACAGGTTACTATGGATCAACTGGTTATACAAATGATAATCTTTTATTCAATGCCCAAGAAGGTGCTGGTTACGGTGGCGGTGGAGGAGGAGCTAGGTCTAACTCTTCTGCTGGTGCTTTAGTAGCGGGTGCTGGTGGTGAAGGATGGCGAGGTGGTGGAGGAGGCGGTGGCGGTGCTTGTGGAAACATAGGTGGTGGAAACGCTACTGGTGGGGCTGGAGGAAGAGGAGGAAATGGTTATTGTAAAATAATCACACTATTATGAGATATGCAATAGTTAATAAAGAAACAAATAAAGTAATAAATGTTATAATTGGTTTTATTGATTTAGGTGGAAACTTTGAGTTAGTAGAACTATCTGAAGATTCCCCAGTAAGTACTGGGTGGTCTTATGTTAATAAATCTTTTGTAGAAGGAGAATAATATGGAATCATTTTTAGGAAGTGTTTGGTTTGGTTGCTTTATGTTATTTGCTGGTTATGTAGCTGGTCATATTGTAAGTGTTGATAAGATCAAGACTTGGATCAAAGGCTGAATATGTCCGATAACAATGATCTCATTAAACGCCTTAACGACCGTTTACTGAGCCAGCTGCTCTTAGACCTAGATGACCCCACCCGATGTACTCCGGGGCTTTATACGGTCATCAGAGGGCTTATAAACGACAATAGGGAGGTACTGGATGGTATCTCCCATGCTACGCTAGATGAGCTAGAAGCTAAGATGGCTTCCAAGGCTCCATTTAAATTTAAAGCAGCCAATGGCTGATAACAAGGAACTATGACATAATTGTTGTAGTTCTTATTATGGAGGATGTATGCAAGCACCACAAGAAATGGTTGAAGACTTTAGAAACCACCTATGGGCCTGTTTTAAGTACTTAGGTCTTGGAGAGCCAACACCATTACAATACGCTATGGCAGATCTAATGCAAACTGGACCAAGAGACTTCCAATTACAGGCTGGTCGTGGTGCAGGTAAATCTGTAATCAATGCTTGCTTTGCTAGTTGGAGATTACTAACAAATCCAGATAGAACTATTATGGTTATCTCTGCAACAACTTTAAGAGCAATTAACTTTATTGCTCAGGTAAGACAAATCCTAGAAGTTGTTCCATACTGCAACCATCTTAAACCAAAAGAGTTTGATAAAGATAGTGCATTCGGTTTTAATATTGGTTGTCGTACAGTATTCGGTCAGGATTTATCTTGCTATGCTAGAGGTATTACTGGTCAGATAACTGGTAGCCACGCCGACGATATTATTGTAGACGATGTTGAGATTGAAGAAAACGCAGATACTCCTTCAGCAAGAGAAAAACTTTTAAATAAGTTGGCTGAGTTAGAACAAATTAGAAACAATACACCAGATGGTTGTATTCGTATTCTAGGAACATATCAATCAACAGATAGTATTTATCTTAAATTATCTAACTCTTATCCTATTATAAAGTTTCCAGCAGTTATGCCAAATCCAGATGTTCCGGGTGAAATAGATAACTGTGCAGAATATATCCTAAAGTTGGAGCTAGAAGTAGGAGAATCAACACAACCAGAGAGATTCCCTATAGATGTACTTAAGTCTAGAGAAGCTAAGATTGGTCCAAGATTATTTGCACTTCACTACAAATTAGATCCTACCCTTAGTGATAGAGCTAAGTATCCCCTTAAGTTAGAAGATTTAATAGTTATTGATGTTAATCCTGAAGTATTCCCTGAAAAGATTACTTGGGAAAAGCGTACTCCAAAGAAACAAATTGAATCGTTTGGTATTTCAGGAGATCTACTATATGAACCACAATGGATTAGCCCTAATTTTATACCGTATATGCAGACTGCAATGTTTATTGACCCTAGTGGCCGTGGATCAGATGAAACGGCTATTTGCATTGCGTCATTTGTCAATGGCTATGTCATCGTACATGAATTGCTTGGTTTGCAAGGAGGATACGAAGAAGCCTTATTAAAGAAGATTGCTAAGTTAGCTTATCAATATGATATTAATCTAATTAGAGTTGAAGCTAACTTTGGTGATGCTATGTATTGTAATTTACTAAGGCCAGTCGTTTCTGAGATCTGTGGACAAGTAGCAATAGAAGATTTTAAAGTTACTGGAAATAAAGAGCAAAGAATTATTAGAGTTCTTGAACCAATAATGGCAGTACATAAATTAATTTTTAATACCAAAGCTATTAAGAATCAAGAAAATCAAAAACAAATAACAAGAATAACAGAGCGTCGTGGAAGTCTTAAGCATGACGATAGAGTAGATATTTTAGCTAGTGCTGTAGCCTATTGGCAAGATTCTTTATCAATTGATGCTGATTCTCAAATACAAAAGAATAAAAAAGAAGAATATAAACAGCAGATTAAAGATTGGATGAGTAATAAAAGATCTTTAGGATTACTTGGAGAAAGAGTAAGTGGTGCTTTAATAGTTAATGGCAATCCAAATATTAACCAAAAACTATATCCAAGCATCATAAAAAGGAGATTTAGAAGGTGACAGATATACTCCCAATAGTTGATAAAGAAGAACTACAAAGAATTAATAATCAAAAAGTAACTGAGTTGGAAAAAATTGCTTCAGATATGCCACAAGTATTTCTACAAACAGAA